CTTTGCCAGTGACCGCTGTTTTTAGTTTAGAGCCAGGATTTTCTCTTCTATATCGGGCGACCCCAGCCTTAGTCATCCCTGCTCCAGATTTTGTAGATCTGAAATACTTTTTAGTTTTTGGTGGTTGCTTATCTTGTCTTCTCATTACATCATACCCATACGTCTAGCCATAAAACCACCACCATATGCTTTTGCTCTTTTAGCAAATGTTTTAACATTAGTTGGTTTACCACCAACGCCTTGTGCAACTGCTCTTTTTCTTTTTACAGCTGAACGTCTTTGGCCTTCTGTCATACGTCTAGCTTTAGCTAGTGGGACACATTTTGGATACTTACGTTTTGCATCTGCTTTCTGTTTTGATCTTCCACATTTAGCAAAAGAACCATCTTTCTTTTTACTACCTATGTCTACCCATTTTTGAGCAAACCATTTATCAAGACCATTTTTTGCCATAGCATTATGCGTACTTAGTTACTTTTTTTCTGTCTTTTAAAATTCTTCCACAACCTCTAGCAACACCACCTCTAAGATAACCTTGTCTTTTTAATCTAGCAGTTGCTTCCATTAATCCACCCTCAGCTTTACTACCTCTGAAATCTTTTCTTTTTACACCAGATGGGTCTTTTATTTTACCTGCACAAATTTTAGAAGCGTAGGCATTAGCATATGCGCTGGGATATACTTTAAATTTTCGTTTCGCTGCGGCTTTACCTCTGGGACACAATTTAGTCATTATGCTTTTTTACCTCTTATTGCTTTTTCCATTGGTGATTTAAATTTTTTAGCCATCATTTTTTTCTTATTTTTCTTTGGAATAACACCTCTGCCCATCAAAATATCTCTCATAGTAATTTTTCCATCTCCAGAGTAATCAGGAAATTTTCCACCACCTCTTTTTAAAGCAGCTCTACCACCTTTTTTCATTCCTAATGCTTTTTTTGCTAATTCAATATCTTTTTCAGAGAATCTTGGATTATCTGGTTCCATTTTTTTTAAAAATTTCATTGCAGAATTTATTGTTGGAGGTGGTGTATTAGGTAGATTTAATTTTTTATTGTCCATCATTTTTTTAATCATTTTTAAATCTCTTTCAGACATTCTTCCACCAGGTTCCATTTTTTTATATAATTTTCTTATCTGATCTCCTGCAAGAGTAGCCTGACTTTTAATTTCACCCATTCTACCACTGTCTGCTCCACCGCCTTTATCAAAATTTTGTCTGTAATATTTATTTGCCATTATTTTTTTCCGTTTCTAAATATTTGTGTACCCTTTATACCATAAATACTCGCCACGACAAGGATCCACAAATTTGTGAACCATCCCGGCAGCTGTGAAAACATCTCGAAGAATAATTTTACTTTGTCCATCGCTGTTGGATCATCCGATATCACTGCATATGCAAGCACCAACACGGGCAAACTGAGAATTATCAAAACTGCCTCGTCCTTCCAGTCTGATTGTCGGGCTTCTAAAAGTTTACCTTGATAAGCTTCTTCACCACGTGCTTGACGCTCTGCATGTAACAACTGAGCATCAGACATGGCCATCTTAGCCTTTTGCTTGTTGGCGTATATCTTACTTCCAGCAGATATCGCTAATTTAATAGCACTGAACCACATAAATTAGTACGCTTTTGAATTTCTTTTCTTTTCTGGCAACATTCTATTCTGACCACCAACTGGCATCTCAGGTTTTCCTGTTGCAATGTAGTTAAATGCTTTGTCAGCAGTTGTTTTAGATCTAGGATCTATCTCAACTTGTTGATCTGCAACTTTAACTTCTTTAATTTTATCAAGTTTTTGCATTTTTGCTCCTTTTTTTGGTTTTATCCACTCCTTTTATAACACCTTTATTCTTAGATGCATAGAAAACAGTTTCTCCCTTCTTCTTACCATACTGTTTCTTCATAGATTTCATAATTTTTTTACCTTTTTGTGTCAATGGCATAATTAATCGTCTATCATTATCTTGGCATCTTGAATTCCAGTCTTTGCAAGACTTACTCCAGCTCTTAATTTAGCTAAATCTTCATTCTGCTCTAATTTTTCATCAAAATTTTCACCTGATTGCATTAATCTTGCTCTTGCAAGGTCTTGTTGTGCTTGATCGTTGTCTTTTTTACGCTCATTTTCCATTGCACGTAGGTCAACTTCTCTAGATTTTAGTTTTAGAAGAGGATCAGAGTCAAATTGTGATGTAATTTGCTTTTCTTCCTTCATAAATTCTTCAGTCATCTCTGCAATCAACACAGATTTTCTAGCTTCTATCTGATTTGTCATTGATTGTAGTTGTTGTTGAACTTGTGGATTCATGGCAGCCATCTGTTGCATTAACATCATCTCTTGCATTTGCTCTCTAAACTCTAGTTGTACTTGTTCTTGTGCCATTAAACTTATGTGTTCTAAAATATTTTTTTGTATAGCACCCATTATTGCAGGATTATTTCTAACCATGTTAGTTGACATAAAATTTAAATGTGCAGTTATATGTGCTCTATGATCTTGACCTGGAAAAGCTTGAAAAGGTTTACCTGCAAGAGCATTTATGTGTTCCATACTAGGATCCATAGGTGCTGTTGGTGCAGGCGGTGGTAAAACTGCATCCACATTTTTAACACCAATCGCTTCATACATGTTTCTATAAATCTGATACATGTTATGTAAATTAGGGTTTGATGTTGCTATTTGTAATTGTGTTTGTGCAAGTGTAATTCTTTGCGACATTGAAAATATATTGGGGTCTGCAACCGGTATAACATCTATTCTATCATCAAAGTCTGCTTGTTTAATGTTCCGTGCTCCACCAACTACATCATATGGATATTCTGGTGGTAAGTATTGAGACACAACTTTAGATAATAATTTAAACTCATCCTTCATAGCTGCGTAACATCTTTTATGTATTGCGCTCATGACCCTTGAACCACGTTCTAATAATGCAATCGTTGTACCAACAGCTGCAGCTTGATTGCTATCTCCTACTTGCATGTCAGCAATAGCGGCAAATCTTTGACCTGCGGATACAACCACACCTAATAAATTTAACAATGTCTGTGAAGGTTCTTTGTATGGTAAAGGAAAGAAAGCTTCTCTTAAATTACCACCTGGTGCATCTACATCTTTAAATTCACCTGGTTGTATTGGAGCTGCTTCATCTCTAACTCTTACACCCCTTTGTTTAAATCCTGCAGGTAAATTAGATAATGTTCCTGCATCTAATAATTGACGGAGAGCAGCAGTCGCAGTTCTGCTCAATCCGCCAATCATATGTATTAACCCAAAGCCATAAAATCCAAGTCCTGGCAGAAATTTAAAATGAACAAAATATTGAATTTTATTTTTTTTCAGATCTTCAGGTGCATAGTTCCTTCTAATAGAAAGAACTTCTCGACTACCTTCTTCCACAGTAACGATATAAGGTAATTTTATTCCTGTTGGTTCACCACTTGAATCAACATCTTCGAAACCTTCTAGGTCTAAATTTACATGACACTCTAGTAAAGTATATATTGTTTCTTGCTTACCAGATTTTTTAGTGCCATCTAATTCTTTTTCTTTTTTCTCTACTGAGTTTTGTTCAACACTACTTGGTGGTGCTAATTCTATATCTCTGTAAAAACCAGACACTTGTTGTTTTCTTAATTCATTCTCTGACATTTTAACAACATGAATTACAGCTTCAGCATCTTCTATTGAAGTTGCAGTATATGGCACAACTAATTCATCTGCGGGTACAAACTTAGATACAACTCTTCCTAATGGTACATCATAATAAACTTTTTTAAATGTAGAACCTGCAAGTGGTAAATGAAACAACATAGAGTCAAATTCTTCTTCATACTCTTTCATTTGATCCATGATTAAATAATTCATGTAATCTTTAACACGTTGTGCTTGTAATTCTGTTTGTGGATTTTTAACTCCTATAATCTGTGTTCTTACAGGTCCGTCACTTGGTAATAATTCTTTATATGCTTGTGCTTGAAACTGTGTAACAGCTTCAGCTAAAACTGGATGTGTTGCACCACTTGCACCTTGAAAGGGTTCAGTTCTATTTTCATATTTAAATCCTAATAAGTCTAAACCTTGTGTATAAGATTGTTCCCAATCTTTTCTTGATGCTTTGTAATCCATGTAATTTTGAACCATGTCACCACCGATTGGTTCTAAAATGTCTTCAGGTAATATGTCTGCTAAATTATCAAAATGATTTTCTGTTCCAGGTATATTAATTGAACCTGGTTCAAAGTCTAATGTTACACCACCATCGTCTTCAGGTATAACTTCTACCGGTGGTTTTTGTTCTACAACTTCTTCAACATTAACTTCTTCAGACGGTATCTCTACCTTTGATCTGACTTCGTTGGGAAGCGACTTGTCTATTTCTGCCATTTAATTTCTCCAGTTTAAAGGTTTTAACTTGTTTTAGGGGAACATTCAACCCTTGAGGGTTAGGTCCTCGTAAAGGTGGTATCGTTGTTGTTAACTTTTTAACCATTACTCACCTAACATTGCAGCTAGTCCACCTTTAGCTAAAGGCACCTCACCAAAATCTTGATAATTAGATATGTCTTGTTGTGCACCTCTAACCGCACCTCTGCTAGTATCAACTTGTCTTCCTCCGCCTCCACCACCTGTTCCAGGTTTCGTGGTTGTTATTTTTTTAGGTTTTTGAGGAGGTATTATTATATCTTTTTGTTTTAAAAAATCTTGTTGTTTTTTCGCTGCATCCTCAAGTGCTTTTCTTCTTTGCATAAAAATCTGTGCAGAGTTGTCTAACATTCTTAAACTTCTATTAGGAACATAATCTTTCATTAACTCGGCATATAACTCCTCGCTAGTTGTACCCGCTGGAGCAAAGGCTCCTTTAAAATTACTTATGGTATCCTCAAGAGCTTGGTCAAAAGCTTCTTTAGTTGTCATGGTAGGATCTGCAACACCTTTAAAAAAATCTATTACTTCTTTTCCTGTTCCTAAACCAAAAGACCCTATACCACCCGATAAATAACTAATCGGTCCTAATATGGGATCTGTATACTGACCTTTTCCCAAAGCTTTTGCCAAAGCATTAGACGCTGCTTGATGTCTAAAATCAGATGATGCACCTGTTGCACCCGACCCAGCTCCTGGAAAATCATATACCGCATCTATGCCACTATACTTGTTAAATAATTCTCCACCCTTTTCTAAAGCATCAATAGTTTTTTCATTTACTGATTTGATTACATCGGTAACTGGAGTTTCATAAAGTTTTCTATTTGGTGTTCCCTCTTGATAAGCAACACGTCCACCTTTTGCAAACTTTATGTCTTCATCTTCAATTTGTGGATCTCTTAATGTTTTTAAAATTCCTAAAATAGCCATCACTTGAGGAGACATGCTCATTATTCCCCCTAGACCTAGTTTTTCTATTGCTTTATTTTTTGCATATGTTTTTGCTGTATTAGTTGCGATTGCTTTCCCAATATCAACAACTGGATTATTGTTGTCTCCCCCATTTGTAAAAGTATCGTCACTATCATCTCGACTTGGAGATGTTGCAACTCCCATAGACGCTGCTGAAGTTGTTCCGTATTCTCTACCTGAAACATCTTTACCCTCATCAGAACCTATTCTAAAACCAATACGTTTACTCATGATACCACCATCTTTTTTTCCTTCTTGTCTCATTTCTTCTAACACTAACATTAGTGCAGATAGTTCTGACATATTGCCTGCCATTTCACGAACACGTCTTTCAACTTCTTTCTTGTCCTCTGGACTTTTGTTTTTTGTGTATTCATCTATTAAGCTAGACATTAATAATAATTCCTTTTAGGCCTTGGTTCTTTTTGATCTACATAATCTTCAGGGTGGTCAATCAATCCACCTTGTCTAAAACGCATAATCGCTTGTGTTGTACTATCAACCAAGTCATCATGATCGCCATATGGGAATGCTGCACATTCTTCTATGACCTCCTCGGCAAACTTTTGCTCTGGTGCCCATATCATACCACTTTCAAATAAAGGTGCAACTGCATTTACACGAGCGTGCTTGTCGTTTCCTTTAGAAGGACTAAAGTTCACGACCGGTATATCCATTTTCCTCAGTTCATAGGTCAAGGGCAATCCACTAGCTTTTGCCTCAACAATTACCGTTTCAGGTTTCCAATACTCGTATTGTTCAAGAGCCAAGCGCCTTAGTTCAGGGAACTCGTATCGTCCCTTGATGGCATCTAGTAATATTAAATTAGCGCCCTCATCCTCTGATGGATAAAATACTCCCCATGTAGTTATAGCACTGTAGTCAGCTGTTTCTTTTTTAAGAAAAGCTGTATCATAACTTTGTATCACGTGTTGTAGT